ATTCAGCTGCCTTTTCAACAAAAGCAAACTCATCAAGATAAAGAAGATTTACTGAAAGACCACGAATAGAAGATCCGGATGTTGCAGCAGCTATAATTCTTGAGTTATTACTGAACTCAATCGTGCCTTTATTTAGTCCTTTACATCCCGGCTGCAGAAAAAACGGGGTGTTTTCGAGCATGAGGGTGACGCGTGACAGCATCTCACGAGCGGTAGCTCCCTTATTCGCGAGGATCGCGATAGTTTGCTCTGGATTAAACAGCGCATACCAGAGCAGGTAGGCGCACGCGGAAATCGATTTTCCCGATTGTCTGCAAGCCAGTACAATGTTAAACCTATGCTCATTAAACGTCTCAAACATTTTTTTCTGATAAGGATAAAGCTCGAATGGAACTAAACCTCTATCAAGTGAAATTACTTTACAATAATTGCGCGCAAAGTAAATAGGATCTTTCATACATCTTGAGTATTCTTCTACTAGTTCTTGTGTCCATTCTTGTACGACACCATCTCTTTTAACCTGAGGATTCCCTAGATACGTCTCTTGCTGTGACATCTATTACACTATCATCCTTACCATTCAATAATTTTTGAAGATCTGCAGTAGAGCTTAAAAATAAGTTATTATTTGTTGTATTCGCGATCTGCTTAACTTCGTCTTTTTGAATTTCCTTATTTTTCTTATTAAGGTCCATCAATTTATCATTCACGTCTGATATATTTTTTATTAGTCCAGACAAAACTTCATATGCTCTCGGATGCTCTGATTCTCGAGCAACTTCTATCATCATATCTAAGCTTTCTCTGCCTTTTTCTATTAGTTCATAATATGTACTTCTTGAATATTCATAATCATTTTGAACATTTTTATCATCTTCATTATCCATTTATCACCTATAGGGCAGCTATCCTCGTTTGAAAATCAGAAAAATCAGCAGATGCTGCTACGACACTTTTTAAAGAAGATAAGCTGATATAGCTAGCATCAGATGAATCTAATCTTTCATTATTGATATTTCTCATATCGTATAAAAGTGCAATGTCTGAATCATTATTTGATACATTGGTTAATAACGCACCAATCTGACTAGTATGCGTTGCTGATGTAGTTGTAAGCGTGCCAATATTTCCAGTATTATTACTTATATTGCTTGTATTAGTACTGACATTTGTTTGAAGAGTTGATATATTGCCTGTATTAGTGGCCACATCAGTAAGTAAAGTGGCAATGTTATTTGTGTTCAAGGCTTGTTGTGCTTCTAAAGGACCAACTCTTCCATTGAGTGCAGCAACGTCAGAATCAAATCCTGAATCTAGTGCGTTTACAATCGCAGTATAATAAGTTAAATCAGAGTCTATATTACTAATATTATTAGCATTTTGTGAAGCTCTGAGATTTAGATCTTGAAAGTTTCCGTCGAGCTCAGCAAATGAGAGCTCGCTTCCTTTGGTGCTTCTTAACGTAATGGTCATTATTCTACTCCAGTAATAGTAGTACTAAATCCAAAATCACTATCAGGCATTCCAAAAATGCTTGTAGGATTAGGTTCTACAGTAACAGCTTCTAAAAATGCATCCGAATCAGTACCTAGTCTATCCATATCGAATAGATTTGCAGTAGTAGTCCGGACAATATCTTGAGTTCCTATTGGACCATAGAAGCTTACTTTCATTTGAAAAGCTATTGTGTATATGATAGTTCTTCTAGTTTCATATGATCCTTCATAATCATCAGTAAAAGTTACTGACTGAATTATAACAGGAATATCTTCTTTGAAATCAGGATACTCTTCTAAGAATGGTAATATTGTAATTGTATATTGAGGATTAAACGTAGGAAGAATTTGCTCTACAATTTGTAATGCATCATCTTGATTTTTAGCAAATATATTTAATGAAAAATCGATAGTATATGGAACAGGAGAATAAAATTTTTGCCTAGAAGAATTACTTCCGGCAATTGCTTTAAAATTGCTCACCTTTGTCAATTGACGAGTAGTATCATAATCAATTGCGGTAATTTCAAATGACATTCGAGGAAGCTTTAACGCTACCTTTTGATCACCTGGCAACTCTGCATTTTCACGCACTCTTTCTAAATACTTCATTTTCGGAGCATACGCAAGAGGAACTTTCAACTGGTTGAGAATACCACCGGCCGAATTCTTACGAACTACGTAAATATTATTAAATAGCCTGCCAAAAAGAGAAACAGACTTACGTATTTTTTCGTGATAAAAATATTGTCCAAACATCATTGATCCTCTGGATCACCAAACGGATTATTTTCAGTAAAATCTAAGAAATCATCAATATAAGATTTAGTAAATTCATTATTTTGTTCTGTGTTAGACATTTTGTTGTCTTCTCCAACACCAATAGCTTTCAAACCTGTAGTAGCTCTCTGGCCATTTCTATATGTTCTATTAAATACAGTAATATTTTCTTCAAATGTTCTCAATACACCATCACTAGATCCTACATGAGCTAGATATAAGTATCTATCTGAATCTCCAGCCGAATCAAGCTTATATCTTGCTACTTCTCCAGTCATTAGTTGGCCACTACTTAAAGTTTGACCTACACTATCTCCAATTTGATAATCACTGTCATTGACTCGGTTATCGATAATTGCTACACGAGGTATTCTTGTATAGCCACACCCAGAATCTGATACGTGTATACTTGTGATTGCACCGGTGCCACCTAAAGCAGCAGAATCGATTGCAGCTACTCCCTTTGCTCTACGATAATCAAAACGCTGGTGAATCATAGGAGTAGTATTAAAATAATAATCATCTACAGAATCTGGTACGCGAGTGCATTGCGCAGAATCAAAAATTCCATTATCTAAAGTAGTGAATGTAAAATTATCTATTTTTCCAGGAAATCCAAAATTAAACACTGGCGTAGGAACAGCATCTGATGTATAGCCAGTTGGTCCTACGCTATCAGCATCATTTCCTAACCTAAATTTAGTGCCACTATCTAAAAATCCTCCAGGAGCAGAAGTTCCGTCATTTCCTCTAAATGTAAAGAAAGAAGCATCACTATCAACACCAACTGAAATGTTGCTATCAGTCACAACTACATGTAAAAAATTCCATTGCCCAGGAGTAATAGCACGATCAGTATTCCAGTGATTTAACGTATTTCCAATACCTCCTAATGTCTTATAAGCTGAATCAACATTATACACAACACCAAATTGGCCTGAACCATCTGACATTAGCTTTACTTTAGGTGTCCATGCTAAAGTGCATTTTCTACTAGAATCTGCATAATACCAAAATGAGATCTCACTTGATGCTAAGCTTCCATTTCTATCGGAAGTTATATCGCTATCAATTAAACTCATAATAGTATTACTGTCATGATATAAAGATGCGCACCCAAACTTTGCAGAATCAGAAAATCCATACAAATTAGCACTATCATAATATGGAAATTCTACAATAACAGTTGGTGCTACTGTGAAATAATTTCCACTATCTACTATAACTAATTGATTAACTTTGCCCATTATGGTCCCAACACTGCTCTAGCTTTAGGTTTCTTAGGACCAAGTAGCTGAACAACATACTGATATGCATAATCTCTTTCAACCTGATCAATATTTTCAACGCCAGTATCAAAGTCTTCGCCTGTGTATTCGAATAGAGTACATCGCATTTTATAAACCGGCACATTTTGAACTTGATAAAAAGGTTGTTCATGCTCTACGTGATTTATTTGAAACATTGATTGTGTGAGAGGTAGATAGATTAAATCACCTTCTCCTGGTCTTAATATTTCAATTCCTGAATTTTGAAATCTTTTAATTTGATTTTTCCAACGTGTTCTTGATACAATAAATGTGCATTCATCTCTAATTTCAACACCAAATCTTGTAAAAAGATCTCCTTCACCATCAAATCCTTCTACGTTTTCAATATACATCTCAATTTTTTGAGCAGAGTTAAAGTTCGATGTTGGATCATCTCCCAACAAAAAATCTTCGTTCATTAAATCACGAGGTATGTAATAAACGTCTTGCCCATAGATCTTTAACGCCTCTATGACTAAATCTTCATACAGGTTGATCTCTGATTGAACTTTTTCTGAAAAGTAGAAATTACGAGCCATATTATCCTACCATGAAATCTGGTGGTAATTCGAACTCGTCTCTAATTCTCTCTCTTAACGCTTGAATTTCTTGAGTTGCATCATCATATAATTGTCTACCATTAAATGTCACGCCCCCAGGCATCACGATGCCTTCAAATTTAATTAAATTTTGTCCCCACTGTTGTTTGATAAGAGCAGTGGTGTATTCTTTTAGCCACATATCATTATAGATTGACGTATACGTGTCTGGATCTAAAGCGCTATAAACTTCTGCTACTACATATTCACCTACAATAATATCATCGTCATGAAAGTCTCCAAAAATATGCAGCCTATCCTGGTGTCTAGAAAAATTAACCTGAGGTGCTCCATTTAATTTCATATCTAGCATAGACAAATATTGTTGCATTTGATCATAATACGCCAAATCACCTGCAAAATTTTGCAAGTCTGCAATATCGTTCAACATCATTTGATATTTTATATCAAAAAAATTAAATGAGGTATTAAAAGAACTTGCAATAGGAAACAATTTTGAAACATACAAAATGTCAGACGAAATCGGAATATATTCGTTAGCTTTATCGGCCGCAGTAACCTGATGTTTTAGATAAGTGCGTACAGTCGCATCAGTGTGATACTCTTGATAATACTGAATAGCTTCATCGACGCGATCTTCAATTTGATCTTCATCAACATTAATTTCTAATACTGGATCACCGAGTCGTCTTTTACAATACTCAATCAGTGTATCTCTGGAATTAGGTGGTGCCATAAAATAGTCTCCGATAAAAAATCTTTTGACTATTTATATGTTTTTTGAATTAAACTAGCCACTAAATTCTGCGGTTGGTGGGGTAAAGTTACCTGTGTATCTAGCAAGACCTTTTGTAATTCTTATATCCTGCATATAACCTAAATATTCGCCATAAGTTGTAGTAGTAGCATATGTACCTATTCTAAATGTACCACTACAATCTAGTGCACTAGAATATGTTACATTTGATCCAACTTGAGTACCATCAATATAAAATTTCATCACGCCACTTGCTCTTACCCAAGCAAAGTGATGCCACACATTTGTTTCGATACCAGTAGTGCCAGTGATTAGACTTCCGTTAAATAATCCAACTCTCCATCCACCATTATAAAAATTAACACCAAAATGACCATTACCAGCAGATGTCGTAAAGTTAAGAAGGTATCTATCGCCACTAACATTTGTCGCATAATACCAACCTTCCATAGTGAAATCGCCGGTACCAAAATCAAAATCAGTGCTATCTGCTACAGTAATAAAATCATCAGTACCATCAAAATATATTGCAGAAGATGTCGCGAATTTTCTTTGTGTATTACTTGCTGTTACATTATTTGCTTTGGTTAATAGCTTACCAGTTCCGGTATCCCAAATGTCATTCTTATTTGTAAATGTTAATAATTTTGTATCTGAGCTAGATGTTAATGGCGCAGTTGTTGGAGTAAAATCACCTGTATATGTGGTGCTATTATATGTTATTCTATAGTCAGTTACATAACCTTCAAAATGATTACTATTGTGAGGTTCGGCAACCAAGTTAATATTTTCGCTATATATTGCACGATCGAATGTAATACCAGATGTTTCGCCCTTGCCATTTACATATAATTTTATAGTATTTCCATCTCTAACATATGCTACATGATACCATGTGTTAAATTTTAAAACCTCAGAATGCTCGGCAGTTCCATCATCGGCTACCCAGTATTTTAATTTACTATCTTGAGTTGCAATATAAAACATATGTCTTCCAGAGTAATCTCCAGCATTAGCGTTTGGATATTGACTGTAAATAACATTGTGACTACTTATAGATTCCATATAAATCCATGCTTCTACAGTTATATTACTTACACCAGTTATACTAAAAGGAGCAATGTAATAATCAGCTGTTCCATCAAAGTATACAGAACCACCGTGATCTGTTTTGGTATATCCTAAATAATCATATGGACCAAATCTTCGTGTAGAAGTGTTACCGCCAATCGTCATTGTGTGATTATTGGTTGATCCATCTACAGTTGCAGATGGATGATGACAAGCGAGTAAAACTGTATTTGTAATTGCAGTTAATGATTTTGTTGGTGGAGTAAAGTTAGATGTATATACTGCTGT